TGACGACCGCAACGGAGGAACCCGAATCGTCGAGCTTAAAATTGAAGGGCAAGGAGATTATGAGGACACCGGAAGATATTCCTCAGGAACTCAAGACCTCAAACCCCCGTCGCAGAGGGCGATCTCCAAGCTCTGGGAGGAAGTCAGAGACCGTTACGGCCTTACAGACTACGGCAATCCCCCCCGCAATGGACAAGGAGACTATCAAAGTTACCGAGTCCACGCCGAGTATCAGTATCGATCAATCGAAGCTGATAGAGAGCTTATTGGCAAAAGTGGAGAAGCTAAGCGCAGATTTGCAGAAGATCTCCGCGCAGCAGAAGAACTTGTCGAGCAGTCGAAGTTCAAAACAGAGAAAGCGCAAGACTTCAAAGAAGTCGCTGGGCAAGATCGAGAGTCCCTTGAACGAGGGGTGCTCTCACTCTTAAACAGCGTCAAGAGAGACGCTTCCCCTGGATATCCTTACGCAAGTTATTATCCAACTAATGGGGATTTCATCGATTCAGCCAGAGATGAATTGATACGTCTAGTAGTTGACAGGCTCATACTCTTAAACAGAGTTGAGCCTGAAAGTTTGGTGCATATGTCTGCTTTGGAGTTAGTTAAATTAGGTTTTTGTGATCCAATTAAAGTATTTGTTAAAGATGAGCCTCATAAGCCATCTAAAATCAAAGAAGGTCGGTTAAGGCTCATTTCATCAATGAGCATCGTTGACCAAATAGTTGAGCGCTACATGTTCGCTCCTATGAACAATCAGGAAATTAAGCGTTGGACTGACATCCCAAGTAAACCTGGGTTGTCTTTAACCGACGTCGGCTTGAGACAAATCACTCGTTATGTAAGTAACTGGAGGAATAAAGTCTCGCTTGACGTCAGTGCTTGGGATTGGTCTTTCTCAGGCCGTGACTACGCTTCCGACTTCTTGTATAGAACGCTAGCCACAAATTGTTCAGTTACCAATGCTGAACTTATTTGGAAGAGGCTAAGATGCCTGTCTTTGGGTGTCTTTGTCTTTTATGACGGGCGAGTTGTTATTCAAAGGTTCCCGGGGATTATGAAGTCAGGTTCTTATTTGACTTCATCCACCAATAGCCACGTAGCTTCCATGCTCGCTTTTAAAGCTGGAGCAAGTAGAGTTATGGCTATGGGAGACGATGTTGTCGCAGAGGTCGATCCTTTGAAACATGCAGCCATGATTGAGTACTACCATAAAACTGGTAGAACTCTTAAGGTTGATAGCAACACGGTCATGGAGTTTTGTTCTCATATATTTGATGGAGTTCCACATCCTAAAGATGTTTCTAAAATGGTTTGTAAACTTCTATCCCACGACTATTATGCCGAAATAGCCAATCGTTTATCTAACTTCAGATATGAGGTCCGCAATTCCCAAAAGGGTATTGACATATGCAAGTATGTCATAGAAATTTTGATGGATTTCTTTGAAGAAGAAAATTCAGTCGTAG